GTGCAAGAAGACCAAAATTATAATGAAATACTTGAAGCAGAATTGAAGGATAATGGAGAAATGATCAAATGGGAAGATATGTCCATGGAAGACATATTCCTAGAGGGACTCAGTTCATTGGGTGAAGCAGATTATAAAGAAGTTATTTCTGAATTTGACTCAATAGCTTGGATAGAAACTAACCGTACAATTAAGGGTAGACCATTTAGTTTTGATAAGAGAAATTATCTACTTGATATCTATAGAGATGAATCTAGACACTTGATAATTTATAAGGGTCGACAAGTTGAAATGACTGAGTTTGCAATCAATTGGTGTTTATGGAAATTATGGAAACATCCATATACTGCGGCACTTCATACGTTCCCACGTGACAAACAGGTGTTGCGCGTTAGTAAACAAAGGATACAGCCTGCAATTAAAGATAGTAAAAAATTGACTGCATGGAAGTCACCTGAAAGTGATCAAAGAATGATCAAATTTGAGAAAATGGCTAATCCAGATACAGGACTTATTCCTTACAACTTCTTGGTTATGGGAGGTACATGGGAGGGTGCTGGTGGTGAAGCTGGGGATGCCGCTCGTGGACTTACTATAGATTTCACAGTATATGATGAACGTCAGGATCATCCCAATGATGTTGAGGCAGTAGTTGGTGAAGCTATGTCCCATAGTGAATTCAAAAAGTCATTAACATTAGGAACCCCTAAATTGCCAGGCACCCAATTTGATGAGGAATGGGAATCTAGTACGAAACAATTCTGGATGAATACTTGTGAACATTGTGGCATGGTACAGACCATGACAATGGAAAATATACTTAAATGTGATGAACATAAAATAGAATTAATTATTGCAGGTGAGGATCAAGAATACTATTATGGATGTCGTAGATGTTTCAAACCTATTAATAGAGTAGATGGATTTTGGAAAGAAACTAATCCTCAACGTAGAGCACCATATAGTGGATATCATATTAGTCAACTTATAGTATCATGGATCAGCGCTCAAGAGATAATGGATAAATACATATCTGTTAAATATACTAAGCGTAAATTCTTTAATGAGGTTCTTGGGCTTGCATATGGTGGAGATGATATACCTATTACGCAAGAAGCCATGAATAAACTATACAAGAATGATTATGGATTGTATGATCATGAGAATGAAAAACTCTATGTCGGTATTGACTGGGGTAAAACTTCATGGATTTGGGTACAGAAAAAGACTGAAAATGGTATACAGCCAATAATGATTGATTACTGTGATGATAAGAGAACTAATAAACATGCATCTATCTTTGCACAGAAATTGAAACCATATGCTCAATACATCAAGTGCGTTGTAAACGATGCTGGACCGGACATTACGAGACATCAAACGTTGGGCGAAGAGCTGGTTAAAATTGGGATTCACGCACCTGTATACGCCTGTTACTACGCCCAGCCACCTGCTAAGGTTGATACGAAATTCAACGACAAGGAAGGTATTGTATCTGCAGGTAGATCTGAGTATATTGAAATGGTATCGAAAGAAATTGAAACGGAACAATTAATACTTCCAGGTAAATTGAAAGATACTCCTATTATGACATTGGTTGATACTCACTTTACTTGCCTAAGTTCAGAACGTATTAAAAGAGACAATGGACAAGAATTTATTATTTATCATAACTCCGGAGATGATCATTTACTACATGCTAAGATATATTGTAATGTAGCTATGATGTCAGATGTGGATTTACAGCATGTCGGTAGTAGTGCTTCTAATTTCCAGAATAATAACAAAGCTAATATTCAAAGTACATCAAATAGATCGAAAGATTTATATGGATTATTGAAAACAACTATAAAACCTAAGAAACAGGCCGCAAATTCAGTACAATTTGGCAGGTCTAATAGAAGGAGGGGTCTACGTTAATGGGACATCATGTTGAACTTAATGGAACATCGGTCGGGGTATTCGATCCAAGTACAGGAAAGGTCCAATACCACAATGAAATATTTGAAGAAAAGGTAAGTGAGATCATAGCAGGCCAGAGTGCTGGTCAAGATTTCACTCAAGCATTCGCACGTGTACGTGTAGTATATAAGTGGGATAGAAACAGGGCTAGAAACAATGATACAATATTTGCTGAATGGAAGGGAAATCCACTTATGGCAAATAGAGTACGCATTCTGAATTCTATGATATTTGGTCGAGGATTTTCATACACATATGATAAGACCACAAAGGAAACTATAGATAGGTTCTGGCGAATCAACAAACTATCGAAGAAACTCAACAAATTAGGAGCGGATTCTCAGCTATATGGTGAAGTATTTATGGCACTTACTCCACAGCGTTCTGGAGATGTTTTAGTTACCATCTATGAATCTGGAAATGTCGAAATAGATACTCACCCATCATCTGTTGATCTTATAAACTTCTATGGAGTAGCTTACAGAGATGAAGAAAAATCAGAAGATGTTTATTTGAAATTCAAACCACTCGACACATATCTTATGGAATATGAGATGCAACAATCAGTGGTCGGAAATGCAGTCAGAAAAGTTCGAAGTGCATTAGGATTAGGTTCCGTAAGACTTTCGGGATTTGATGGAATAATGGTACACCTTCCATTTAATAATTCAAGTGCAGAAGCACATGGTACAAGTGATTTCAGACAAGCTTATCCATATTTAAATGATTATTCAGAATTCTTAAGTGATCGCTTAGATATTCATCATAGATATGCTAGTCCAGCTTATGATATCACAATAGATACAGAAGATCCTCAGAAAATACAAGATCGTATCAGCGAATTAGTGAATTTTAATCATGGAGATAATCCAGTACACAATAATAAGGAAACATGGAAGATGTTAGAATGGTCTGGTAATACTCCAGATTCACAAGAGGATGCTGGAGAATTAAAGGGCATGATTTGCGCTGGTATGAGTATGCCAGAACATATTCTCTTTTGTAGAAGTGATGGTGATAATGATGATGCAACAGATTATGCACTCAATAAGCTGGCAGAGGATAGACAAGATAGCTATGGTGATATGTTTACTGATATCCACAAATTCGTGGGAATTGTTGGAGGAATTGAGCCATCTGCTATAGATGCAGGTAGATTGATATTCCCAGAAGTATCAACAATGTCTGAGAAAGTTAAAGCAGAAACTTATGTACTTAAAGTTGGCGCTAAGATTGTATCACGTGAAACAGCGGCATATAATTGTGGTCATGATTGGGATCTTGAAAGTGAACGAATACTCGAAGAAATTAGGGTTTTAGGAGATCCGCGTGAGAGTTCAAGCGTACAGGGTACTCAAGATGGACGTGATAATACGAGACTTAATTCAGGTCAAGATGGTGCCAATACAGATAGTACACCCAACCCAAACACAGTTCAAACAGATTCAGTAGCTCAGGGATCTGATCGTAGGCAGTCAAGAAGTGAATAGGAGGCATGGAATGGGAGAACAAGATGGTAAACCGAATATTGAAATTATTGCAGATGATCCACAGTTAACATCGTATGTAGTTAAGTCATCAATCAAGTTTCAAGTAGGTGTGACAGTAGCTATTGCAATCGTTGCGGCGATTCTCACCTATAAAACTGGATCTGCGGACAATGTTGCAGTAGGTTCACTAATCACACTAGCAACTGGACTTGGGATGGAATATAAAACTAAATAGCACCGAACATAGAAAGAGCACCCTCAATTAAGATGGGTGCTCAATCTGTATTTATATGAAGATGCAGAACGGGCGCGATAATATTGTTACTCTGGTAACCACCATTCCCTAAGGTAATGTGACTATTGGTCCTTTGTGATATTTCTTCTTCTTTTTTTATTTAAGTTACTTGAATTTATTTGGTTTTGATCTTCTTCTGTTGATTAGTCTGTTGCAAGCTTGCTTGCGAAACAGCGGCGAAAATTTGATTTTCGTTCGACTTTCCCTGTTCCCTTGACCTTATCCTTTGACCCCGTTGCCTTTGACCTTCATGCTTCAAATCGATTCTTTATTGTTTGCTTATTCGTTTGAGGGACTGTTAATAATAGGCGATTCGAGAGGCAAGAAAACTGCCGATATTTCTATCATTTTATTGTGTTGGTTGCGATTACTATAATCTTCGCGTATATTCGCACACATGGTGCGTATGAAAATAAAAAGGAGGGAGGCAACTTATGCCAGATGATATTAAAGATCTATTAAGAATTTCAGAACAACTGGGCATCACGGGTTCAGTTATTGGTATTGAAGATGAACAATCAATAAATATACCAATTGATGAGCGATTAGACATAGACCAAATTGTTGTAGATGGTGACACTAAGCCAGTATTTGTTATCGTAGAAACAGTAAGATCGGATACAGCATCACGTAACGGTCGATTATTTACTGAACGTTCGGTAATGGATATACACAATCAGACTCCTGGAACAATGGGGTATCTTGGACATCCTGATCCATCTAGGGTCGGATTTGAATTTCGTGATCCACAATCTATCTTTGTAGGTTCGATCTTAGAGACAGAGGGTGGAATTTTACGTGCAATATCTAAGGCCTACATTTTCCCTGAATCGCCGCTGAGGCAATGGGTACCAGCATCAATCGCCGCTGGAAATCCAATTGGAGTTTCAGTTTTCGGAGATGGTCAAGGTAGACCTGATCCAATCTCGGGTAATGTTATCATTGAGAGGATGCATAACCTAGAATCAATAGATTGGACCAACCCTGGCACTCAAGGAATGCTAAATTCCGAATCACTAAATGTCGTAAATGAAATGGACCAAAATGGTCAAAATAATCAAGGAGGTAGTAAGGATATGGAAGTTGGAGTAAAACTCGACACTATTACAATTGCTGAATTAAAGCAAGCTAATCCTACAATCGTTGACAACATTATTGCTAATATCTCGATTGCAGAATTACAGCAACACAATCCAAAAGTTGTAGAGAAAATCCAAGATGAAGTTAAAGTTTCTGAGATTTCACTTACCCTTAATGGTGAAGAAAAGAAAGTATCATTGAAAGATGTACAATCTCATATCGACGCAAGAGATATCGTAATCAAAGAAATGACAAATGATAAGATTGCAACTGAAATGGCAGGTCTTGTTGAAACTAAGATTACTGAGCTAGTTGAAGAAGATTATCGTGATGCTGTTAAAAATCGCGTAACAAAGAACAATTATGCTGATGAAGCATCTTTAGTTGCGGCTATTAATGAAGAAGTGACATTTATTGCTGAATTAGCTGGTAATATGGGTCCTGACTTTAAGAAGCCAAAAGGTAATCCACAACGTAAAAATACTGGCGACGATGCATCTGCGATTGCTAATGGCATTTTAGCAGGTCTTGGCGTTAAAACAGGTAAGGAGGCATAATTTATGGACAACTATAGATTAGGTGAAGGTAATTTAGTATCATCAGGTGAGCCAACATTCAACCCAGATGACCAATTCTTTCTAATTGCTAATGGAGCAATCAGTAAAGGAACATTTATCCAACTAGAAGGTTCAGCAGATGGTGAAGTTGAAACTGCGGCAGACAATGCGGCGGCTCCAATTGGTATTGCATTCTCTGATTATGCAGATAATGAGAGAGTTACTGCTGATACTAGAGCATATGCTTCTGTTACAGCTGTTGGAGCAGTAACACGTGGTGCTAAATTAGGTGTTGCGGCTGGTGGTCTTGTTAAGACTTATGCATCAGGTGCATCAGTTGGTACTGCATTAAATACAGCGGCAGACACAGAAGAAGTACGTTTTGTAGTTAACATTCAAGTCTAATTAATGGAGGTATATGAGCATGGGTAATCAAGCAATCGATTATAAGAACTTAAGAATTTCTGAATTACACACTCGAGCTGATTTTGCATCTATCATGACTCAAGTAATTAATCCATTACTTTTGTCTGGTGTAACTGAGGAACCATCGCTTTTTGAGCAAATATTCAGAACATTCCAAGTAGGTAAATCTACTATTCAATTCCCATTCCTAGACGGTTTGGTAGTTGGTAAAATTACAGAAGGTGAAGAAATTCCATTCACTTATATTGGTTATGGAATCAAGACTATTACTGTAGAAGATTATGGTATTAGAGTTGGTTTTACACGTCAACAAATCCGTGAGGATGAACTTGATTTAATGAGATATACAGCCGAAGAGGTTGGTCGTGCTCATACTAGAACTAAAAATATGGTTGCATTCGCGGCTCTTGAAGCTGGTGCAGGTAACTCTGCGGCGGCGGCAACTCCTGGCACATTAGCTCTTGTTGACATTCGTGCGGCTAAATTGGCTGGCTCAAAATTCGTAGAAGCTAACACAGGTATCTTCCGTCCAGTACAATTTACACATCTGATTGTAAATCAAGAACAACATGATGATCTATTACCAGTTGACAATAATACTATTCCACCAGGAATTGTGTTAAATTTCGAAACTGGTGAAATCAGTGGTGTATTAGGTTTACGTTTAGTAATAACTAACTGGATTACTGCTGGTGTTGCATTAATTTTGCGTGCACAGGAGAGACTGTTATATCTTGTACGTGAATCGATCTCAATTGACAATGCTGAAGTTTTTGCAACGGCGGCCGAAGAAATTCGTACGATCGAAGCATTTGGTTTTGCAATTCTTGACTCGAATCACGTATATAAAATTACGGGAGCATAGGAGGAATAGAAGATGCCAGAAACTAATAAAGAAAAAGCAACTACTCCAGCTGAAAAGCCGGAAGTTAAGCCAACTGCTAAACCTACTGCTAAAAATCCAATGGATGAAAAGCAATATTGTCATCTGATTACAATGGTACGTAGAGGCACATTCACAGACCGTAAAGGTCGTGTATGGCGTGGAGGTTCAAAACCAAAACATGTGCCAGCAATTTACAAAGGCGCACTCAGTGAACGCCAAATCCATACGGATTTAAACCAAGAAGCATATCTTGAAAAGAATGATGACATCAGATGGATGGTAGATAACAATGAAATGACAATTTCTACTATCGATAAGCAAAAAGGTGAAAAATTCGAGCAACCAAATATCGAAGTTGAGTAAGGAGTGATGATTGATGGCTGTTTCATTGGAAGATATTAAAGCCAGAGTACAGCATTTAGTCGATCGCATGAACAATCTCATAGCCGATGATCAAACAATTGATATCGATATCTGCGTATCACGTGCAATTGCTGATGCGCAGGTCGATATATCATCATTAGACCCTGATAGCAAGTTATTTTTAGCACTTGAGATCAGGGTCATGTACTATGTAGTATACGAAGCACGATTTACTATCATGCTAGATTTCCGCATAGATACAGGTAATGAAGGTCGTGAAATCGATAAGACTAAGAGACTGGATAATCTTAAAAAGACGATGGATGATTTAGATCGTCAGTATAAAGTAGCAATTAATGCCGCTAGATCAGTATCTGGTATAGTGTCACTTAGTGGGCGTGATACTGTAGATCTAGGAGATATTAGTACAGGATGATTCTTAGTACTGCGGAACGTACTCAACTGGATAGAGATATCAGAGAATCAATCGTTAGTTATGGATATGAAGTCATATTAGTTGATAAAGTTAAACCAACTGATACATCAGCTTCATGGAATCCTGTATTTAATGAGGTAATTGGCGATTATCAGTTTAACATACGACAGAATATTCCTGCAGGTCTTTATAATGACACTTATAGAGATCAAACACGTGATGTCGAGGTATCTGGATTTGAAAATATGGGTAGGACATTATGTAGTATACCATATAAATACATGTTAAATGATGTACTAACTGATATTCCAGTTGAATTAACAACTATTGTAATCTTTGAACATGATTTGACAACCCACTATCAGATTACTGATTATAGATTTAACAATGGTGAACATCGTACTAGATTATTAAGAACAGACGGTGATGACAAGATCATTGATGCTGTAAAGGTGGCGTTAGGGATATGAGAATAAACTTTAATACAGGTAGGGTACAATCCCGGGTCCATGGTGTCGATCGTACTATCCGAAATTTAGCATACAATAATCAGAATGTACTACGCGCGGCACAAGAAGGTTGTGTCATGGCGGCGAGACATTTAAAATTCAAAATACAAGCAAAATTCGGTAAGTATCAACAAGGATGGGCACCACTATCAATAGCTTATAGATTTAGGAAATTAGCCAAATATGGTACCACTGGTAAACCTCTAATCGCAGAAGGTAAGATGCAGTCTTCATTTTATATTAGAGAGCCACAGAACAAGCGGATCACTGCATCAGTTGCGTCTGATGATCCAAAACTTAGATTTCATGTTAGTCCAGGTACTGGGTCTCCAGTTCCTAAACGTGATCCTGTATTTCCAACAGTTGAGGAAGAAGAAGATGCAATGCATAAGATCATACGGCGTAGAGTTGGACGCGCTGTGAATGGGAGGGGATAGATATGGGAATCGCAGATAAACCTATATTGCCAGCAATTGATTTTAATTTTGAGATGTCTATACTCAAACAATTGGGTGACAGATTAAATGATAGTGCGATTGAGGCTCTATATCCTATTCTAGACAGAGATAATCTTGTAATAGCAATTGCATATCCGGAAGATTTTACAAAATTCCAAAAACCATCTATCATTCTGCAGAAAATGAATTGCATGATAGATAAAATAGCTCTCGGCAACTTCTTAGGTGTTAGAACAAATGCTAATGAGGAAGTCGAAGATGTTCACGGTGTGGCCTATAAGATGAATTATCAATTTATAATTAATACACGTAATAATACAGATAAATGTTTATTACATGCACTGGTTCTCGACCACTTCTTAACGAAGAATAGAATTGATAATACAGGTGATTTTACATTATATGATTTCACTGGAGATGTACATACACCAGTCGAAATAGGTACTATCCAATTATTGTCTGGATTTGATGGAGTTTCACTTGCGAGCAATAATAACAATGATTACGCAGGAACGATTTCATTCGATTCTCATGTAATACAAACCGATGTTCCCACACAAAGTTTCGTTGATCTTGCGTTGGGGTATGACATCAATTATACTATAACGTTATAAAGGAGGTAAACAATGCCAAATAAAATTATTGGTTCGAGTGAGATAGTCTCCGGCGTCATTCAGCCAAGTCCTGGTATTAAAAGAGTTTATATTATTGGTGCCAAAGGTACGGCTGGTTCTATGACAGATCTACAGTCAGAGCTTACAATCAGCAAGGATGATGCCGAAGCAAAAATCGGTACTGGTACAACGATACCTGATCTCGTGGAAGCTGTTATAAATAATGGTGGTCGTGAGATATATCTAACCACTATCGACACAGTTGAGGTAGAATTAGATGATAAGTACAATGCGGCACTAGACTTAATCTCAAATGATGATGCTAGACAATCAATTATTATACTTGATATTGCGGCTGAGGCTACAGTTACGGTAGCTATTAAAGCATGGCTGTCATTAATGGAGACAGCAAATAGACATCGTTATTATATTCCAGGAATTGTGGCAGGAGACGATACAATCCCAGAGCACAAGACTGCGGCATTAGCATTTGCTGATAAACGTATTATTTATCCAGGTACTACCACTCTTGAGGCTGGTGGCGGTGATACATCAGGTACAATTCAAGCCGCTCGATTTGCGGGTATATTCGCATCAGAAACTGCAGATCCAGCATTGCCACTTAATAGTGTAGTAGTTCAAGGTCCAATTGGTCTCAAGGATGTAATTACTACAGTTGTAGCAGATGATTTGGTTGATAATCAGGTCACAGCGATGATAGCCAATGGTGGTAACATTGAAATATACCGTACGGTTACAACATCTACAGATGCTAATTACGAGGCATTCACTACTGTATTGACTGAGGATTATACACTCGATAGAGTATTAACTAGACTTAAGACTGATTTCAAACGAAATAAGAAATCTGATAGAATACTTAATGCTATTAGAGATTCTGTTATTGATGAACTATTGACTGTTGAAAGCTTAGAGATAATTGAAGACTTTGATCAAGATTCAGTTGTAGTTAGGGCAGATCCTCAGGATAGCTTCGGCGCACTTGTTGATTATGCAATCAATATTGTTACACCACTCTATACGCTTACTGTTAAGCAGAATCTTACAATTTAAGGAGGTCCAGCATGAAGAAACTTAATATGAATCTCCAGCTATTTGCTGGACAAGGTGTTAAATTAACAACATCGGATGACATATTTATCGAGGTAAATAACGTCCGAGTTGCTGGTGTACAAAACTACAATGTTGATTTTACATCTAATAATAAACGCCATGATGCATTTGGTCAACGCGATGGTATTGGTTGGTCAGAATCTGAGCAAGAATATACTATTACATTGACTAGACTTTATCTAGAAGATACAGCCATCAATGATGGTCTTGACTTCTATGATATCGTTAATGAACAATTTAATATTGTTATCGACAAAAATGGCAAACGTACAACTTACTCAACATGTTCAATACAAGGCATTAGAGAAGTTGGCGATCTTAAACAATCAGTTATGGAAACATTGACTGTACAAGCACTTACTCGAACAAAAACTAGCTAATTAAAATGAAGGAGGTACTGTTGTGATTAAACTATCAAGTTTGAGACGTGACGTGCCTCCTCACTCTATGCACGAATTCAAGGATGGGAACGGGAAACCAATTTTTGAATTTGCTATCGTTCTATTAAATATGGAACAGATTCGTAGATGTGGGGAGCAGGTCGTATTATTTAACAAGAATAATGAGGTTGATGATCCAAATTATAGTGAGGTAATATTTAATATTAACCTAGTATATCATTGCATGAGACAGCCAGATAATTTAGACATGCATATAGCAAATGGGATTGATGAGATCCAAGAATTCCTTAGTGAAGGTCGTATGAATTATATAGTAGAGCAATACTATCTACTTGAGGCCGTTCATTCTCCAAAATCACTAGAACTATTGACAAATGAGGAGATGGAAGAGCTAAAAAAGCTTATCGGGCAGATCCAATTGAGCAATTTAAGTACCATATCGCAAGCACATTTAAAGTCCTTCCTTCATCTACAGAATTTAAAAGGATGACAGACGAAGATTGGCTATGGCTATTCATTTGTCAACAAGTCAAGCACGATATGGAAGAAGAGCGAACATGTGGAGTCTGCCTGAGCAAATCAGAAGATGACGATAGATGTATCAAATGTGGAGGATTGATTGGTAATACAGGCAAGAATCCAAATTTTGATCAAAACAGATTTGACAAATTAAAGGAAGGTGGTGACATAGATGCCACAGAGAGAGCGGATAGAGATAGCAATTGAGGCATATGACCAAGCAAGTGCGGTATATAATCAAGTAATTCATAATACTCAAACTATGGCTGGTAGAATGAATCAGTCATTTATGAGCATGTCGAACTCGTTGGGTAGATATAATCAGAGTATGAGATGGTTTAACCGTACTGCAATTGTGGCAGTATCAAAATTCGCCTATGAAACTGGTAGGTATATCAATTCAGCAATCAAAGACTATGCGGATTTAGAGAGACAACATGCAAAGACAATGGGTGCACTTGCATCTAAGTTCGACAAAACTAATGAAGCACAGAAAAGATTCATACAAGGCTCAAAGGAACTTCGTGAGAGTGCTATACAACAAGCATTTACTGGACCAACTGGACAAGGATCACTGTATACACCTGCCCAAATTTCACAAGCTCATACAGCACTTGCAAAAGCAGGTGTAGAAGACCCAGCGGCAATTGCTAGAATAACACCTAATATTCTTAAATTTGCTGGCGGTAATGATATATCTCCAGAAAAAGGTGCAGAATATGCAATTAATCTAAGTAAGATGTGGAATATACCATTAGAGGATATTGGTACATCATTAGATATGGTTACCAAGTCGGCTGATATGTCAACCATTAATATTGATCAACTTTTCCAATCAATGAAATATGCAGGTCCTATAGCTAATTCACTTAATCGTGATCTAGAAGAAACTCTAGCATTGATTGTAGAACTTGGTAATAAAGGTATTAAGGGCTCAATGGCTGGTACTGGCATACAGGCTATGATTACAAAGATTATGTCTCCTATTGGCAAAGGTGAGTCTGGCATGGCATCAGCACCATCTGATTATTCTAGAGAAATATTCCAAGCATTCAGTCAGGAGATCTTGACACCAGAGGGTAATTTGAAGCCTCTAGAAGAAGTTATGAATATGTTCAATGAAGTAGCTATGACTCTTAATGACCAAGAAACTGCATGGTTTGCACACAAGCTAATTGGTTTACGCCAAATGAAGGCAATATTGTCATTGTCTACAGGAGGTAGTGAATTAGGTGTTACGGCAGAACAAATTGTAGATTCTCAGGGTGCGGTTGATCTAAAATGGGATCAAATGATTAATTCGGCATTTGGTAGAGGTAGAGCATACGATGTAGTCAAGGAAGCAGTGCGAACTGATATTGGCGCTAGACTTGAGCCAGCTACAAATGCTATGTTTGATGAATTAATTGCGTTCTTACAAAATCCACAAACATATACAATTGATTATACTAAGCTTAGAACAAAATTTAAGGAAGCTGGTGGAAATATAGCAGAAAGGTATGGAGATGATGCAGGTGCAATGGCAGAAGAAATATTTGACCTACGAGCTAAAGCAACAGTTGGCGGAATTGCCAATCTCCCTCTTATTGGTGGAATTGGCGGTGGTGTTGTTGATCTATTGGAGGGTGACTTCATTGGTGCTGTTCAATCAGTAAGAGATGGTTTTGATAAGACAACAGAAAATATTAATCAATTAGATCCAGAATTACAAGAGATGGCAACAGGTATTAGAAACGTTGTAACAGCTCTAACAGTATTGGCAACACTCAATATAGGAACCAAAATCCTTGAAATGGTAACACGTGCATTAGGAACTATTACTGGTGTTGCAAATATGAATGTTGCGGCAGGTAATGTTATAGTTGGTGGTGCTGGTGGTGGTCTTGGTCCTTATGGCAATACAGGTACAGGTGCTCTTGCGGCATCAGGCGCATTGGGTGGATCGTCATCTTGGGCTACAATGGGCCTAAGTGGTGCACTTGCTATTGGCGGTACTGGAGCATTGATGTATGGCCTTAATAGAATGCAAGAAAATAATCCAATGGCTACGCGTCATTTTAATCGTATGGCTTATGATGTTAGAAATAATGCTGGTCTTGCAGATTTCAATGCAGGTATGGCTAATAGTATGGCTAAGGTATTAAATGATAAAGTGACACTCCAACCACCAAATGTGAAAGTTGAAGTAAATGTTGACCAAAATGGTAAATATTCAACTACTACATTTATTGGTGACCAAAGTATGATTAATAGTGCAGAACAACGGTATGATATGATAAGTTCACGATATGGCGATGGTGCCAGACAATTAGAATAGGAGGTATAATATGACTTTACAGCTCGTTCGGATTGGCGATTATACCTTTCCACATAATCCAAGAACATCAATGGGTAAATTAGAACGTAAATATGTTCGACATGCATATCCAGGTACTACCTATGAAGAATATGAAGATCTAGGACTTGGTAAGAGACAAATCACATTAACTGGTGAATTTTTCGGTGAAACTTATTTGACTGATTATCATAAGCTAGAAACATTTTTTAGTCTTGGCGGTGTTAGTACCTTTTATCATCCAATACATTTTAATGTTCAGCATGTGTGTTGTTTAAGTCTGGATGCAAGTGTATCTAATACTGGACAAGAAGTAGTATATACTCTAGTACTTGGAGAACATAGACAAATACAGGCATTAACAGAGATCACTGCATCTGAGCCTGCTATTGATCCCGAAGATGCGGCAATTAGACAATTAGGTACACTCAGAAATGGAGATACTGGTTCTGCTGTCGTAGAACTCCAAAATGCACTTATTAATAATGGATTTACATTACCATTATTTGGTGCTGATGGAATTTTCGGATCTGAAACTGAAAATGCGGTACGTCAATATCAATCAGCCAATTCATTATCTATAGATGGTATCGCTGGTCCAATTACATTGACTGCTCTAGGTGTTGAATACTATGGTGGCGCTGGCAGAAATGGCGAAGAAAAACAAACATATATAGTCAGATCGGGCGATACTCTAGTACGGATTGCTTCTAAATTTGATTTAACATGGCAACAAATAGCTGAGATTAACAATATAGCTGATCCTAGAGCCTTACAGGTCGGGTCGACATTGGTGGTGGAAATCTAATGGATGTAAGAATAACAACTTCGGACAACAAAATATATCAGGTTAATAGAGCTGAGGAATGGTATATAGAGAATGATGTTATGACCGATGCATCAGAATTTAATGTAGTATTATCCAATCATGATGGTGCATATTCCGGACTAATCAGGCGATTTGATCGTATTGAGATTATTATTAATGAAGAGGTTATAATATCTGGACTAATTGATCAAGTTGCCTATGATAGTTCTCAGGGCGGATCTAAAATGAGACTTAGTGGTCGTGATGATATTGGAATATTGATTGATAATGACGCATTGCCAATTACCACATCAAGTTTTAATACAAATAAGTATATTACTGACAAATGTGATGAATATGGTATACGAAGTAGTATACCTACTTCATTGCCTTCAACACCTAGACTAATAGTCGGAACTGGAGAATCTGAGATATCAGTTATTAACAATTTAGCATTGTTTCATGAGAAATCAGTTATATTTGATAATGATACATTAATTGTAGATGATCTTGATATGAATGCCGATCCAACTTATTTGTTTTCATATGCTACAGGAATCGGTATCAAAGATGCTATACCACTAAAACGTACAGAAATTGTAGAAGATGGCTTACAGCTTGCTAGTGAAATTATCATACATGGGTCTATTAATGGTGGTAAAACAAAAGCACAGGGTACAGCAACAAATCCAGCACTTACTAGTATTAATATCAAGAAGCGTAAAACCATTAGATCTTCCAATAACGATTCTGTATCTAAATATTCTGCTAGTGCATTAGATCAAGTTCAACGTAAGTTTAGAGAAGGTATAAAAATTACATCATATATATTTGACACAGAATATGCAATCAAGCCCAACCGTACTGCTAGACTTATAGACTTAACTCATAAGATTAATTCTGTATTCTATATTAGTTCTGTTAGATATCAGAAATCTATTAATGAAGGTTCAATAATTATAATAAATATGATCCCAGCAGATGTTTCATTTAATGTTATGTGGTCAAGCAATAATACGAGTGTTGTACAGCCCGAGACTAAATCATTAGAAGAATTATTGGCGACGAGGAAGTGATGTTATGAATAATACCATACTTAAGCGACAAGCAGAAAGAAATAGGGATATCGTCCAAAACCAAAATACCCAATATAAACGCAATCAAATTGCAACTGCAGAGGGTGCCTCAAGCGATGGGAAAACTGTTTCCATCGCTAATAATTTTGTAGGAGACTATGATGCAACCAATTTTGAACCATATGGATTAGCATCTGGATTATTAAGCGGCTTATTAGTAGCATTGACAACCATTAATGAACAGCGTAGTGGAATAGTCGGTGTAGATCCGAATCATCCAGATCGTCCAGATGTAAATCCTGGTGAGGTTATTATTTATTGCAATGGAGATCAGCGTATTAGTCTCCTAGTAGATGGAACATTGATTGTTGAAGATGGTAATCATACAATTACTATGGGTTCTACAACATTTAGTTTGGTGTCATCATGGGGTACAACCATTAAATTTAACTCTGATAATACTGCATCTATTATTGACAAAGATGGGACAAGGAGGCTCTAATATGGCAGATATGCGACTTGACAATGATGATGACCTTGCCGTAACAGCGGCAGGTGATATTAGATTAGTTAGCAGTGAACAAGAAATAATCCAAATGGTCAACTTGGCTGTACGAACACGTATTAATGATGTTGAGTTTGACTTAGAATATGGAAATGAATTATTCAGCAAGAAATTGAAATATGTTGATACTAGCATACCAACAGTTAGTCAAGATTCAAAAGATGCAATAAATAAACTTGATATTATTGATTCAATTGAGAATGTAGATGCTATTAGGGATGGTGCAGGTGTATTCCGTATCATATATGCTGTAACTACAACTTCGGGATTGATTGTCAATAGTACTATACCATTACCATAGAAAGGAGGAATTAGATGCCCTTATTAATAAGAGATTATGAAACAATGGTCACTGCTGTACTTGAAAGAATTATTACAGCAGATGTTGGTATTACTAATACATCACGTGGTACCATCACCAGAGCTTTTGTTGAGTCTGTAATATCAGAAGTAGACATGGGCTATTATCAATTAAATTATGTTAATCTAGCAAATAGAATTGATACTGCTATTGGAGATGATCTAGATGCAGTCGTTGCGATCCTGAATGTTATTAGAGATAGTGCAACTACAGGTAAGACTACTGTTAAGCTATCACGTGGAGACGCGGCCTCTCAAAACTATCCAATCAATGCTGGTTCTCTTGTATCAACTAGACAAGATTCTGAGGGAAATGTAATTGAATTTGAAGTAGCAAATGATTATGTCCTAAATATTGGCGAATCAGAAATTGATGTAGAAGTATCATCTGTAGTGGCAGGTCAGGTAAATTTACCAATAGGAGCTATTAGCGTAATTGTTACACCAATTAATGGTATAACTACCGTAACCAATGAAGCGATTGTCAGTTTGGGTTCAGATAGGCAGACCGACGATTCACTAAGAGATGAAGCCAAAAATGCATTTGAAGCCGCAGGAAACGCGACCTATGAGGCTGTACGAAGCGCTCTTCTTGCTGTTGATGGTGTTTCGGCTGTTACAATAACCGATCTACACGCTGGCGTAGGTACAGCACAGGGATCTATTACTACTGAGCAGACACCAGCACCATCTGATGTGGTTGATGCTATTGACGCTGTAGTATTTGATAAAGTATCACTAGGAATTGATTTTACTGTGGTATATCCAACTACGCAAGATCAAGATATCACAATGACAGTTAGTGATATTACACAAAACTCTGTAATAGTTGATGCAGTAAATGAACATTTCCTAACATTGGCTGGTGGACAAACTCTCATAGTCAGTCAATTAGAATCAAAGATTATATTAGCATTCAATGATCCTATATTCGATATCAGTATAACCGTACCAGCCGCAAATGTAACTCCTGGCGATGTAAATATTGTTTTAAGAGCTGGTGTAATCACCATAAATGGGGTGATTCAGTAATGGCTAATACTAATCCAGCACAACAAATAATCGAACGAATGTCTGAGGTATTAAATGGCGGTGAAACAACTACTGCCATTATGGAGGCATTAGGTGAAGAAATAAAGCTATTTAACGATAATGTTGATTATGTTTATTCTACGCGTGGGGTACTTACCTGTGAGAGTGCTGATTTAGATAGTAAATTCGGTACACTTACAAATATACCAAGAGAAGTTGGTGAATCTGATACTGATTATATCGAACGTATGGTCGGTACTCTAAATACTGCATCTGGTGGTACTCATGAGGCTATTAGGATAGCGGCGGCAATTGCACTTGGTGTAGATGCATCTAGTCAATTCGCTAGAGACAGAATTATACCAATCAATTCATGGCTATATACTGGAACATTACCAAATTCTGGTCCAGGATATGCTGTTTGTTATATTGAGTGGGATAGTACAGTATTAGGTGAATTTGATGGTGAGTCTACTAGATTAGCAATAGAAGATTCATTAACTAGAGCAAAAGCACTTGGTGTTAGATTATATGTTGTTATTGATTTTAAGATTGTGACCTATACAGATCTTGAAACATTAACATATACTGAATTAGAAAATCTAGCATACACAGAATTAGGGAGGTTGATTTAGATGTCTGATATACATGTTGGTACCACCAATCGGGAGCTACAAAGACCGCAAGATCTATTACAAACAATTAGTTCGCAAAAGATGTTCATCGACAATATTGAACTACTTGATGATATATTGGGTGATGAAAATAATTCTGGACTACCGATTGGGGCAGAGGGTAAAACATCATTAATTGAAACTATTATAGCAACATATGAACGTATTAAAAATGCACAATTCTCATCGGATTTAGTAGCTTATTATGGTAACACTAAACTTGTTGACGATGGACAGGATGAAACGCTATGGGTAGGGTCTGCTACGACAGTGTCAGCAGACACTTCTGACAAAGTATTAGGAAAACAAAGCGTTACATTCCCGACTATTATAGGTTCTGTGTCTGCTTCGCTTAATAATATATCATTAGATTTAACAAAATTAAACAATGGTGAAGATTCTCCGCTTACTGATTACATTGTGAATGAGCTGGGATTTGATGATTTCAGTGTGATTACTGTTTTGTCATTAAGGCTATCGAGTGCGACCACATTCGATTTTGCAAATCATTTAACCGCTAATTTAACACCAACGAAAAACGGATTCCAACAACTTAATGTAGAAAAAACGAACCTTGCGGCTGTGGGATCTGGTGCTGACTTGGCAGATATACAGTCGATTAATATTTTAGTTACCGCAACGGCCGTAACAAATGTAAATGTTCAATATATCCAACTAGTAAAAAAAGATCCTACACTATCTATACCTAACCCGTTACAGCGATTTGGGGTTGTTGATTTCGACATTAATAGTGGTGATTGGTTTGTGGGCAAAGAGTTTGGTAAAATTAAACTCAAGTTATTAAACATTGACACTACGAAAACTAATGTGCTACAAAGCCTAAATACTTATAACGATTTTAAAGGGTCTATAAGTTCGACATCTCCTGGGGTTACAAGTGATACTGCTTATATTACATTAATAAACGATGACGATAATCAAGTGTATGCAGTTATAATAAATGACACGTTAAGATTAACTGTTATAGAGAGCGCTATAACTGTACAAAAAACAATCGCATTCCCTATATCAGATGGGGATAAGGTTATTTTATCTCTGGAAAAATCAGGACAAGACCTTGTTGCTACCGCGTACAAAAATGGCGATATAAATAATTCGGTTTCCATCAAGAATACTACAATTTTAAATGGTCTTAACTACGCCATAGGTGCGAATAGTACAATAGACGGCGTAGACATAGAATTTTCATCTATAGCAGAAATACCATTCGTGGCTAGAGCAGGACGAGCCGATATCGCTGATAGTTTAGTGGAACAACCGTATCTAAGAGTTACAAATTCAGGAGCTCAAAGCATTCCTGACATTACATTGACACCTTTGATACTAGATACGGCAATAGTTGATAATAGAGGTCAGCTTGATTCCTCTAGGGTTTATATAAGAGAAACCGGCAAATATCACTTAAACGCCCACATCGGCTTTGTTGCTAATGTCACAGGGTATAGAAGAGTTGCGATAAGGTTGAACGGTACCACTATCATAGTGCTTGATACAAGACTAGCAGTAAGCGGAACCACAACGGATTGTAATGTCTCCAGAACTATCCGATTGAGTGCAGGTGATTATTTAGAGTTACTTGCGGGCCAAACTAGCGGCGCACCTCTAAATACCGCAGTAAATGCAAATTTAAATCCTGAGTTTACAGTGGAAAGGACGGGTGGGTAATGTGATTAAAATCCCATATCAAAACGTAAATGTCAATAAGTTTCACCAAGAGTTGATTAATTTGGGAATAACGCCAGATGCAGTATTGCCTATTTCAGAGTCAACATGTAAGATAAGATTCAATGATATTTTTGAATATGAACTCAAAGACGAGGAAGGAAATATAACAGGCTGTAAGTACAAAGAACGTATAGAAGTTATAGTCGATAAAGGTCTAGAAACAGAACACACAGAAACCAAAGATATCGACTTTGATTATGGCAAATTTATAGCCGATATACAGGTAGTTGTGGACGCGCATGATCAATTGTCAATTATCAAATCAGAACAGATTAGATTGATCAAAGATTCTTGTAATCAAGCAATATATGATGGCTTTGAGTACGAAGGACACTGGTACACATATGACTTAAAGGATCAATCAAGATTTGGATTAATTAAATCAGATATCGATGACCTACCACCAGATTCAGTTGTTGGTTGGGGAGTCAAAGACCAAGAAGAAGAAATAGTACATGATATAGAATCATTCAAAGCACTATATAGACATGCACTATATGTCCATATGAAATTAATGATTGATAGGTCCAGAGAGCTAGAAGATCAAATTAAAGCATCTAATAGTCTTGACGAAATAAGGTCAATAGTATGGTAAAATTCTATATCATAGCTTACAAAGGAGGCGATGTCGTAGGAGACATCGTCAAATCCTTTGATGGAGAATATAGCCATGTTGGCCTATTATATCCAGATATGATCCATATTGCTGATGTAAACTATAACCAAAGGTTTAAGCGTAGGCATTTCAATGCTAAATTTGGTACATATGACATCATCCCAGTGTGGCTCGATGAACATGCGGCAAACAACTATATTAGACTTAAGTTGGGTTCATGGTATGATATAACAGGTATTGCATCATTCTTCTCTGATAAATTTAAGCAGGATGAAAGTAAATATTACTGTTCAGAGATTTTACGTGATCTTATATTGTTTGCTGGAGACTATCCTATACTTAATGTTTATCGTGACAAACCTATAAAACCAAGTGAATTGGTCATAGCTGTTAAAGGAGGTAATTATGATAAGCAAATTTGAGCTACCACGGGTAACTGGTAAGACTGATGGATTTCAGTATGATTATCCATTCTGTCCATATGTTGGATTAGCACAAAACAGAGAGATCCAGGAAGTCAATGATTCCCAAGGTGAATTCTCGGCACTCTTCATTCGTGAGATGATGATAGAACATTATGGTTCTAATGGAATGGGTGAATGCGATCTCACACAATGCGCAGAAATTGTTAAAAATATTGGTGTATGTGAAGAAGAGATGTTACCATATTCATTAGCAGATGAACCATTTATTCCAGTGACTAACAGTATGATGGAAAATGCATCAAATTATAAAGTCAAGGATTATTTAACATTTACAAATTGGCGTGATGCATTTCAAGCAATGGCAATATATAATAGTGCACTCTATATTGGACACCTTGTTACATCTCAACATTATAATTGCAGGAATATAGGATATCTAGACGGACCAACTGGTGCACTTGATTTACTTGGGGCACATGCCGCTAATATCACTGGATTTGACTTGATTGCTAATGAAATGACTTATAAGAGTTCATGGAAAGGTCAGGGCGATGAACATGGATATTTAACAATGTCGTTAGATTGGATGAAATGGAAAACAGCTGATTTTGGTATGACATGGTGGAGTGAACTGGTTATCTTTCTTGATGAGAGAAATACATCAAAGATCGTCAAATTGCAAATTGGTAACCCTGAGATCAGCATTGATGGTGAAGTAGGCATAATGGATACACAACCAACAATCAAGAATGGACGGACGTTTGTTCCAATCAGATTCATCTCACAGGCATTAGATGCTGAGATATCATGGGATCCAGAAGAGCGGAAGGCTCAAATAATCTATGGTGAGGATGTTGTAACACTCATTGATGGGTCAGCAACAACATTTGTAAACAATAACATAGTTATGTTGGATGCACCTACATTCATTCAAGATGGTCGATTAATGGTTCCATTACGGATGTTAGCAGATACATTTGGTGCTAATACACATTGGGATTATCACAGTAGAATAATTACAATTACAAAATAAATCACTAATGACACCCAGCTAAAGTTAATCGTTGGGTGTCTTACTCTATTATTAAAGTAAATTTATTGTTGGCAGGTGATAAAGTTGTATAAATTGGTGGAAATTACAAAGAGTCCGATGTTAGAACATCTGACTAATATGTCGGTTGTGGCAATGGCATCCTCACCCTCTGAAATGTTAGAATTATCAGAGCAATATGGTTTACCAGCTGTCGCATTTTGTATACTATTATATTATGTACTTAAAAGTCAAGAGAAGCGTGATTCCTTCTATAGAGATCAGACAGCTGTACATAATGAGTTCGTGCAAAGTATTACTGTACAACTCACCAAACTCGCAGAGTCGGTTGAAAAATCGACTCAAAATTGTACCGAGTGTCATGGACATATGATGCAAGTTAAGCAAGATATGGCTATAATTAAAGATCGTGATCTATATAATCATATCAATACTAAAAAGAAGGAGGATGCATCTTGAATAAGATAAAGAACGGGATTATACAGGGCGATGAGATATTTGGGATACCATTTAGGACAGACTTAATTCCTAAGAGTAATAAAACATCTAGGCCAGGTATTAAGATAACTCCATCTAGTGGTACCGCACATAATACAGGCAATCGTAAACGTGGGGCCAATGCTAAGATGCATACCGAATATGTTGATCATACATCGCAGTATGTGTCATGGCACATCACAATCGACGATAAGGAAATCATCCAAGAACTACCATTAGATGAGATGGCATTTCATGCTGGTGATGGCAGAAATGGTCCAGGCAATAGAACATCTATTGCAGTTGAGATCTGTGAGCATGAGGGCATTGATTGGGAATTAGCCAAAGAGAATGCCGCAAAATTCTTCCACTTCTTATTTGTGGTAGGAATAATAGATTCAGTAGTGCCACATCAGAAATGGTCTGGTAAATATTGTCCACATCGTATATTAGATGAGGGGTGGGACAAATTTACAGCATTAATTAAACATATTGAAAAGACATTTGCCCCATTGGATGATATATCACCATGGGCAATTGATGGTCGTGAATATGTTATGTTGCATGGTATATCAGATGGCACTAGACCAAAGGACCTGCCAACACGTGAGGAAATATGGTCTATGTTATATAATCATTATAATACACATAAATAATAGGAGGTAAGTTATGGTAGATGGAAATATAAAACATCGTGTTATATTAAGTAATGGAGTAGCAGAGGTAATAAATTTTCAATATAACATCAATGAAATAAATATTGTTCAAGATGGAACAGCTAATATTGCAGTTAAACTTGATACGGCACCATCAGCAGTAGATGATGATGAATCACTTTTATTATCGACTGGTATTGTATCAATATCAATGCGTAAAGTTGCTGGATTTAAACAGGTGCATCTATTATCTGATGCAACAACAACAATTATATGGGATGCACCAACAATAAGATAGGAGGTATTATATGCTTCAAGCTAGCGGTTTGTCAGATTATTTTGAACAGCTTGCACAGGGTAAGGTTGCTAATAGATCAAGCATATATAAATTTGGTAGGGTTATATGCCTTGGTGCATCAATTAGAATTCCAATGTGGGATGGAAATGCAAATTATATATTTCCTGTAACTGCTAATACAGTAACGGTAACGTCTGATGACATTGCAGATGCTCCAGCAGGAATAGGAGCAAGAAGTGTTCATATATATGGACTTGATGAAAATTGGGAAGAAATAAATGAGATAATCACATTGGGTGCCACAAGTACAAAAACATTTATTAGAGTTTATAGGGCACACGTTGAAGAATCTGGTACGAGTGATTTTCCATATGATTCAACAAAGATAGGTAATAATAAAGGAACGATTACCATAACTCATAATGGGACCACATCACCAATTGCAGTAATTCTGCCAGGACTTGGTCAGACTCTTATGGCTATATTTACTATACCTGTAGGCTATAAAGCATTAATGTGGGCTGCTGGTACCAACAATGGTAAAAATAATGATGCAATTGGACATTTATATAGCAGAGATAATACTATTGTAAATGCTCCATGGAGATGTCGTGGTATTCGTGACATGTATAGAAATCTAGTTAATAAAACATGGCGTATACCTAGAGTCTACACAGAGAAGACAGATATATTATTTGCAATATCAAGTACAAATGGAGACACTGTATCTGGTACATTTGAACTAGAAATGGTTAAATTAACTTAATCTATATTAATCATCTACGACTATAGACCAACAAAGAAAGAGCCAGCTCATAATAAACGGGCTGGCTTTCTTTCTATTTAAATCGACTTTCATTGATGTGTGCCGATGTTGATAAAGCAACCAAGGTCGAACCTAGATTAACAGCATATCAAGACAAGGTGCAAATTGATCATAGCGTTCGAAGATACATTCATTAGCTGATTTATCATCTCTAAATTTTATGAAACGCGCGGATCGAAACATTCCTTTTTTGGTCGCTTCCATGGCTGTAATTTCGATGACTTTGCCGATCTGACAATCCATTGAAGCAAACATCTGCTGTCTGAGTCCATCGGAGATACCACTATTGACTGTACCCATTTCAATTAGCTCACCATCCTCATACATTCCAACCTTGATCGATCGGAATAGATTTTCATTCTTACCAGTACCATTCATGTCAAATCCGGTAATAACTACATCTGCAGTGATTTCCTTCTTGGCTTTTACCCAATTGTTAGCTGGTTTTTTGCCTGGAATATATTTACCTAATGTGTCTTTTAACATAAGTCCTTCGCCACCAGTTGATACCACCTGACTAAATTTTTGCCTTGGGTCACCAGTAAATACTTGTGATATTCTAATATGATCACTTGGGTGATTACGATTTTCACGACTAATTGTTATTTTTGGATCTACTCTCATATAGGTATTGATACGATTGCAAGCATCATGTCCTAATAACATAATAATCTCTAATATTGCACGTCTGAAATACCAAGGTTGATCACAGATATTGATCCCATTCACTGAGCGTAGGTCATATACTAGATAATCCAACCAACCCATCTCTTGTTGTCTTGCAATTGCCTTATCTACGGTACATCCCATAATCTTTGTTACATCGTCTGATGTCTTATTTGGATAATACAGCTCTCCATGTATATCTACTGAAATATCATGTACATCCTTCAATTGCTTGAAGAATAGTGTAATATGTGGCACATGTGTTGATTTCTCAACAGGTTGTCCCTTAGTCTCCTTTGCTGTTGATAATGATCTAGAATACATATGTTGGTCGTCACAAATATAGCTAAATCCATCTTCCTTAATCTCGGCAATCCAATATAAATTATAGTACATTGTTTGCATTATAGCTTCAACCTGATATTGTAGATGTGTCGGTATAGATACACCTAGTTGAAATAATACATCATAGTTCAATATATTTGTTGGTGTACTAGTATGAATTGTTGTTTGCATCTGCTGTACTATTTCTTTTAATTTCTTTTCTTTAGTATGTGTTGCTCCCATTGCTAAAATCATTAAAATCCATCCTCCAGTCTTAATAAATTGTCCATTGCTAACGGACTAATTCTGATATCCAATTTAGTACATGCCGCTATTAGCCAAGAAATTTTGAAGAATTCATCTCTGCGCTTGTAATTACAAAGCATATCAGCCAATTCATTGTATTTATTATGTGGATTACCAGCATCCTTGCTATGACCACGAACATGTTCCCATTGAATATTGTAAAGATCCATTTGCTTGACCATAAGAAAATCTTCCCATAAATCTCGATTAGGTACGGGTTCCTTTTTACTGTTTTTCCAGCCTTTTGTTACCCATTTGTCGAGATATGATGGATGAGTATATCCATTATAAACATATCCACTATCAGTTACAACATAAAGTCCAGACCCTATAACACAACTATTGATTGCCGCCAGTACTGCTGTCATCTCCATTCGATTATTGGTCGTATCATCAGCGAAGCCAAAATCGATATCTACAATAGAGCCGAAAGGCTGGTCAAGTTCAATGAACGCCCAGCCTCCCAATCTATTTTGTGAATTTGCAGAACCATCTGTATAGAATATTCTCTGACTCATTATTCTACAAGCACCGCATCATCTGCGACCATATGTTCTACTACATTGATGATACGTCCTTCAGCAAGCTCATTTCTAATATGAAATGCGATTGTAGTTGGAGCATGTAGTAATTTAACCATTATTTGTACCGCTACATCCAATAGTATATCATCATATTCTTCCCATCCATATGCTCTATCGTCAACATACATATGAGCGTAGATTTTGCGTGAATCATAATCCCACGGTGCAATATTTTCATTGATTGCCGCAAATTCATCGAAGATATCATTTTCCCTTAAAAATTGTATTGCATTATCTAGACCTTCATTCTCTCGACAAGTATTTAAAACAATGTCAAGGTTATTTGCCTTCAAGAACCTAATGAAATTGACTAAGTGTTTGCGAATTGGTCCACATTTTGGGTAACATTGATTTCCATCATCATTGAATATCAATGAGCAAGGACCATCAAAGTCCATTGCTATTATTGGATTTACTGCATTATCATTAATTTGTAACATTATTGCTTCCTCCTAATAGTAGTTTTGCTTCCTGCTCTTCTTATATTTGTTATCTTGGCACCGAATACGTTCTGTATCATAATAATGTTCATTTCTTGCCAAGGCTGTTTCGAACTACTCATTTGGTGCCACCTGATTAATTGCTATATGGCAATATGGTCTATTTTTATGTAGTCCAATTTTGAACTTGTCATTTTCATATCTTATGCATGCTGTAAATTCAACTCCAGAATCCATCATTGGTGCTAGAATCTCAGCATAATCCTTGCCAATATAACCGATCTGTTTTAATTGATTGTCCTGATCTTCCATGTCATAGTGCATTACCATAACCGCATTAACATCATATTTGTTAGTTGGCTCACGTTTCAATATAATTGCTGGTGGGAAACCATTGGCTTGAATTTTGTCTATCATCTCACTGATATATTCCCTTCTACTAGTACCATTTTCATTCTTGAAAGTTACACCTACTACGTTTACCGCTAAATCTTTTACTGACATCTTGTTTCCTCCTTTTAATAGTTAAATTCTTTATATTTTAGGTCGCCTCCGATTAATTTTACGAAGTCGATTATCCTATTATTTAGCCCGATCGTTTGTGGGCACTTCATTTCGATTACTGTTCCACGTACAATACATGTAAATATTACCTCAGTCAATCCTTGATGTTCATAGAACATCTTATTTAATTCTAGTATATCTTCATAATTTATTGAATTTGGTAAGTAGATGTGACATTCTGGACAATCTCTAATACCATCATTTGTCATTGGTCTAATATATAAGCCCTCAAGCGATGGTTTACCATGATAGGGCTTGCCAACCCTACATTTCATTGCTACTGGTACATTTAAGTCACTAATATATTGATGAAATGTCTTCCATAGATCCGGAAATACCGTACAACTATATTGCATAAACTCTGTTTCTACTGTAATAAAGCCCATCTTCTTGCCTTTGTTGCGACCATCCTTTGTAATAGTATGCTCATGTTTATCTACCAGATATCCTGCAATATAAACCTCAGTTCCTACTTGGAAATCAGCAATATCTTCATCTTCAAGTGAATTCCATCGATACATCTCATCACGATACCTGTCAATTGGATGCGCCGATATAAAGAAACTAAGTACTTCATTTTCCCATTCTGCATATGTGATTGGATCTTCTTCAATCTCTTCTAAAGATGCTAGTGGTGCGTTTATCCGTATTAACTGCATTACATCATCATATGTCGGATAATAATCACCAGCTACACGCTTCTTTTTGCGCTTCCACTTATTAATTTTATCATTAATCTCTCTACATCCAGCCGCCATGGTCATTCTATTTGGGAATTTGTGTACTCCAGCTTGCAATAAGTCATCAAATGCGCCACACTTAACCAGCGCTTCTACTGCAGTTCCATTAACCGCGCCGCCAGCGACCCTTAATCTAAAGTCTTCAAATGAGATATATGGTCCATTCAAGTCTATATCTTTCAGGATTGCCTCAACTGTCTTAGGTCCGATACCAGATATAGCTTGCATACCAAATCTAATAATATTCTTATCTGTCATAGTAAACTTGGTTGCACCTGATGATACCAATGGTGATAATAGATTAATCTGTTCATTATTTCTGGTCATATCTTTAATAACAAGCATCTGTTTCTTTGGTTTATTGCCAACAATCAATGAATTTAATTCTGCTGTATAAAAACAATCTGCATATTTAGATTTAGCTATTGCACCACGTCTCATATTTTCTGCATATTCAACAGCATGAGCGCGGTTGAATCCATATCTACCAAACGTTCTGATTTGATCCTTTGCAATTTGAATAATTGAATCTTTTTGCTGTGGAGTTAGACTCTTGGTTGTGAAATTATGTTCCCTAGCCGCATCTCCTAACCATTCTAATTCACTGTCGATTAGAGCCATATTCTTTTTACCAACTGCCTTACGTAGAATATCTGCACGCCCAAGTGAACATCCTGTCATTTGTCTAACACGATAAATAATTTGTTCTTGGAATACCATAATACCAAATGTATCTTCTAGATATTCAGCTTCCTCAGGAAAGAGATATACTACCTTATCTTTACCAGATTTACGGTCGATCAGATGCTGTACCATAGTCTTACCATCAATTTCTGCATCCAAAGGTCCTGGCCTATATAATGCATTTCCCATTATTATATTCAATTGTGATTGCATACCTATTTCTGGTAATAAATCATAATCAACCATTTGTGGTATAAAGCCCATCGATTCTGCTATACTATCTGCATCATAAAGATCTTTCATTAGTTGCGTAAATCCACCAGATTCGCACTGAAATATTGATTTTGTATTTCCATCTCTAAATAACTGTTTTACATCATGATCTCCTAGAGGTGTTGATTTATATGCAAATTCAGGATCATACCAGTGCTGTACTAGCTTCTCTGCGTCAAAATTAACATCTACAGTTCTAAGGCCTAATGCATCCAATTTAAGGTATCCAAAATCTTCTGCACGCATCATATCAAATTGCATCGCGGTCACATATTTACCACTACTATCTTTATAATAGATTAATGGCACATTTTCGCTCAACACCTTAGGTGATATAATAACACCAGCGGCATGGACTGATGGACTCTTCTTGAGACCATATAGTCTCTTGATAACATTTATTACTCTATCGCCATCCCACTTTGATAGGAAAGTGAATCTTACTGAACATAAAGGATTAGGATCAGTCTTGATTGCGGCAAATTTCTCCATCTGTTCATCGTTTAACATATCAATGAATTTGTCATTATCAAATAATTGACCATATGTTTGCTTATCTGCTATAACCTCAATATCTGGATACGATATATTATGTACCGCATTTATAAAATCTTCATTGTCTAGTAATTCTTCAAGGTCACAGCCTTCACCAAATGTATCTTTGACTTCATCTATGACCACTTCTGCGACTCTGGCTGATTTTAATACGTCACTTACTACTGAATTAGCACCAAAAGTCTGAAATGTGATTATCTGGGAAACCTTATCTGCACCATTCTTCCATGCAATATAATCTACTACAATATGGCGATAGCGTTGGGATATATCAAAATCAATGTCTGGAGGGGCTATTCGTTCTGAGTTTAAGAATCTCTCGAAAATTAGCTTATATTCAATTGGACAAAATTCATGGATACCAATGGCATAACATGCTATAGACCCACCCACAGATCCACGGCCTGGTCCTAATGGGATTACTCCATATTCGGGCAATTCATGACCGCGCAACTCACAGAATTCCTTAACACGTTTCTCATCTCTACAGAAGTCATGAATGTCCCATACATTTAATATATAATCTTGAAAATTGTTTTCCTCTATAATTACACGTTTTTCGACTTCATATCTCTTAACTACTTCATCATTCTGTTGCCAATTCGGTCCGTATTTCTCAACGAATCCCTTCTCGACTATGTGCATCAGGAATCTGCCTTGTTTGTTTATTTCCATTCAATTGTCCTCCGAGTTTGTTAAATATATCATCAATTTTACTGCCAGTACCATCCAATGATGGTTGAATAACTATTGACAAGACATCATCCCCACCTAGCTTTTCCCATATCGGCTGTAAATGATCAGGCCTGTTGTTATACATTTTCTCCAGCACAACTGTTCGATATCTCTCATGGCTTTGTGCCTGTTTAGTACAATCTGTGCTAATAGACATATAACCCATAGTCTTTATTGCGAATTCTGAATATTTGATACGCCATTGGTCTAAATCAACCACATCATTATTCTTAACATTCATAATCTGATTAATCTTGCCACATACCTCACTATATACCTCTTTGGTTGTACACTGAATATGCAAGATCTTGTTTGTTAGGTGTTGCTTCCGTTCTCCGATCTGAAAGACATTAACGAGTAGGTCTTGTTTGATTGGAACGCCATTTCGCGCTATTGGTGTCGATGGTCGACGCGGTTCTGGTGTTTCAATGTCTGATTCAACCAATTGATTTGTCGAGGGTTCTTCTGGTAATTTAATATCTCTAAGATTCACTGTTGGCCTCCGTTTCTTTTTGAACAAACCTGACATTATGTTCATCATTATTTCTCTCCTTATATGGTATTATATCATGTGTTACACCTGTATTGTCAGTAATAGTCAAATATATATCATCAATACTAAATGTTTCACTAGTATCGTCAACGATTGCTTCGATTGATTCTCTTAAGCATTTAATATTATTGTCGTTTATTGCCTTACCCTTATATTGCTGTAGCACCGTTCTGATTTCTCCCTCTATATCTCTATCGTCCGTTGGTGCTATGGTTATATTTAATCCCATTGTTCCACTCCTCCATTCTCAAACCACTCTGGCACACTGAATTTTGGTGTAAAGATTTCCTTTGATGGTTTTAACACATTGCCATCACATCTGTTGGCTATAATCATGGTATTTTTAATATATTCATCTTTAAACGATGTTCTCAACTCATTTGCAGACAATATATGATATCCTTTCCCTTTAAAGCCAAATGTATTAGGGTGGTCAGTTTCCTTATTAAAATTGATTGCTAGGAGATTTGCATGTGCATCCATATCATCTTTATATCTATAGTGCGCGTCTGTAGCCGCAATAATCGTAATACCCATTGATTCTGCTATGCCTACCTTCTGGTCGTTAACAGTATTCTCATCAGGTATGTCATGATTATGATATTCTAATATAAAATCATCACCAAATCTAGACTGGAACCAGTTTAACATTGCCATGGTACCGCCAAAATCTTCCTTGAGTATCATTTGGTCAACTGGTCCACCAATACAGGCTCCACTCCAGATAATGTCGTCTCCATATTTGTCAATCAATTCCAAATCAATACGTGGCTCATGATAGAATCCTTCATAATATGAGTACCACATCAATGAACATAGATTCTGGTAGCCCTTCCAATTCTTCGCCCATGCATTAAGATGATAATATGCCTCACCACGCCTCTCAAATGATTTATAATGTCTGGAATTAATCATGAGACCATTGTTCCATACCCAATCATCCTGATTATAATCTTGTTTTGGCTGTGCCGCCATATAGAATTCACATCCTATAATATGCTTCATCCCAAATGCATAAGCCGCCAGTGCTAAATCACCATGTGCCGACATAACGCCATGATCTGTGGCAGTTATGATGCCATGTCCCCGTTCTTCTGCTATTTGAATAATATCTTCTTTAACTTTCTTGGGTTCATCATGATCCAGTGTTCTGATCATACCGTCTTTATTAGAATATTCCGTATGTAGATGCATATCCACGAAATCAATCTTATTCTCCATATATTACATCCTCCCAATCTGGCACCGTGTTGTCGATATGGTCATATAACCTTGCTTTCAGTTTCTTCGTGAGTTGTATTATCCTTTGCTTAGAAATGTCAAGTTCTCTGGCAGTAGTAGTCTGAGCTTTGCCTTCAATAATAGATTTTAGAATATATTCATCTCTTTCACTTAAATCCATATTATTTACCGCCAGCTTCACTGCTAATAGTACACCCTCAATATGTTTGTCACGCTCATTGTTAATTATTTCTTCTTCTGCTGTAGGATATGCTGATTGGTTGTTTACATTTGGATGCCTTCTTGTATATGTTTCGAATGTCTCTTCATTAGACATGTCATCATATTCCTTCATTAATTGGTATCTCTTATTATCTTTAACTTTACTTTGATAAATATATCTGACTCTACTGTCCAAGTGTGATTGAATGAAATTATTATATGTGGCTTGTCCATCAATCTCATATTTAAATTTAGTATAATGCCACATCCAATATCTAATGTCTGCTAGTATATCATTCCAGCCAATAATCACTGTGCCGTTGTTATACTTAATAGACCATTTCTTGCAGATCGTCAATAATAGTGGCTTAAATATATCGAGGAGGAAGGTCATTCCCTCCTCCTCCAAGACAGCATCTCCAGACTGAACCTTGACTACCGCATCATTAATATTATCAATTTTTTCGCATTCGCCTCGTTTCAGTCTAGTCATATTAGTTACCCGTACTTCCGAAGCCACTGCAATTTCGCTGTGTAATGCCTAAATTATCATGGCAATTAACTTCTATTATATTTGGTGTACACTTTTTATGAATTACTAATTGTACTAATCTATCACCATGTTTTATCATAATCTTTTTATCACTTAAATTTGCAATACAAGCAATCAATTCACCTGTATATCCTTCATCGATTATTGAATCACCAGATATCATTAATTTCTGATTGGTTGATGATCTACATTCTAATCTACCATAATAGCCCATAGGCATCCTAACAAATATACCAGTTGGAATGTTGACCATTTGTTTCTTTGGTAACCAGAAGTACGGCATTGTGTCCATACTTGGTGAAGGCATGATCCCTAATGCAAAACCATCTGCTTGATGGATTCCAATATGCTCTTGTACTATAGATGGCAGATCATAGCCCACATCACCTTGTTTCTTGACATGTATTAAATCAAATTCTCTAGCCTCTTCCGTTCTGAACACCTTCAAATCTTGCATCATCTATTCCTCCTCATGCCAATCTTTACAGACTCTTAATTCTGCATCATAATTTCGTCTAGTTGGGTTCCAACATTCTTCAAATGAATAATACCCTATCACTCGATTCATTGCTGTTTTAATTGGTGCTCCACAATCAGGGCATTCTCTAGACTGTCCGATTATGTTTGTGTGTCCATTTATACATTTACCTGTTCTAAAACAGATCCCAACATGATTAACACCAGATTGAGCACACAATTTAAATAGTTGATACATCATTTTTGCTGAATGCAGTCTATCTTCAAAGTTCAAATGAACAATACCACCACCTGAAATTATGCTCATGAATCTACCTGCGATATCAATTCTATCGAAGATATCAACATCAGCAATTAATGGAACATATTGATTACTATAAAGATTGGTTGCTATGTCATATCCAAATGTTCTATCTTTCTTAACTAGTGTAACACAAGTTTGTTCACCTGGAATTTCTTCAATGTTATAAGCCCAACCATCTTCTTTGCGATATTCCTTTGTCTTTTCACGCATGAATGAGAATATATCTTGAGCAATCTCGGTGCCGTTATCATCTATGATATCATATCCAAGATATTCTACCATTTCCTTAGCACCCGTAATACCAAATGTTGAGAACATCGTATCCAATGAGAACCAGCCCGTACCGCCGCCTTCACGATCTCCGAAGAACTTGAGATATTTAGGTGTACGATCAATTCTCTTTTGTAAGACATCTATTCTATGAATCTTTAATAATCTTCGTGCTGTATCCATTCTGTGTGTTAATAGCTCTTCTATAGACCCCTGACCTGCATTTGAGTCTAATGCTAATCTAGGTAGATTGATTGTTACTACTCTATGAGATCCAATATTAACCCCGCCATTTCCAAAGCTATCTGGTGACATATCCATATCATCTAGATCATTCTCATATCTACAACACATTGCCAACTTGGATTTCTTGCCAAAATGGATATTGAAATTACCCAAATTCATATTGGTTTCTGCCGCCCACTGTGCGAACTCTTCATCGATGAATTCTTTCTTATCGCCGATCGTGATGTTCATTGTTACTACTGGAAATCTGTATGGGAATCCAGTAATTGGATCACCATTTTTGAACCACTCACAGAATATCTTCTGTAATTCCATGATATAGTCTATATCTGGCTTGCTACCATCAGGATAGAATACGTGACCAAATAGGCTATTTAGACCAGATTCATCATAAATACCGAGATTGACGAATGGAGATTCTCCTTCAGATCTTGATGCGTCATTGAAAAGGACAACCAATGATTGATAATCTTGGATGATTTCTTTCCTATGGGCTGGATTTCTAGGGTCGAGGTTCTCTTTTTGACAGAAATGTGCATACCACATGAAGAAGTCTGATGGTGCTGTTGCTCCTGCAAATTGTCTTGACATATCTCCAATGAGCTTGTCGACCTGTGAGATAAATGATCGTCTGTGCTTCGCTGGTGTATTAATTGATGGTCCATAAGGTCTCCCTTCCACTACCATGCTTGTTAAACTGAATGCATAGCAATACGGTAGTTGTAATTTCTTGCCGTGTGCGTCATGGAAGTATAATTCTCCGTCCCAAATCGCCGCAATGTCTCTGTTTGCTTGGTCAATACCATATCTCTTCACACCATAATACCATAATGTATGATATCCCAATAACTTCATAGGTCCATTCATAAGATGTGCAGAGTATGTTGTTGGATCTTGTATTTCTGTAATATTGCTGTTCTGATCTTGATAGACATCTGATAGTCTATTTTGAAAAAATTCTTTACTTGAATTACCGATATCTAATTGATTGGGTGCAATCCCTGTTAATTTTAGTAGATCTAATCCTTTACTACTTTGTGTATATGAATCATATAATAATTTAAATTCTCTCTCTACAGTAATACCAGCTATTCTTGACATATTTTCTCCTTTAATAACGGATCTCATATAGTCCACCGTCACGACCTCTCCTCTTAAAGGCCTTTTGGTTTTCTGATGATGGAAATCCGTCTCTTTTTTGATTGTGTCTATACATACCATATTTAATAAAATCACATATATTTTCAAGATTTGTTCCAATTGATATACGTGTATATCCAGTATATAATGCTATGTTTCTTTTATAGATATTTCTGAGTTCTGATGCTAGCAGAAATAGATCAGCATATGATTGGTCAAGTGGTTCTCCGCCTAGAAATACTATCCAATCATTATCGGCAATATTTACAGTCTTTACAATATCATCTATTGACATCTCAATGCCATCAAATGATTGTAGTTCTGGATTTTGGCAATCTTTACATCCAATATTGCATCCCTGAAACCATATTGTAGTTACTGCTTCATCCGTGAATGGTTTACCGTTAGTTATATCGAATTTATCTATTCTCGCTATCTTCATTGGATTGCCTTCTTTATATCAAATACAACATCTTGTAATGCCTGATTTCCATTGACTACGATCTTTGGTGAGATTTGTCTGATCATCGGCAATGTGACTTCATTATATTTCTCAAATCTGTTAACAATGATTGATAGTATATCATCATTTCTTTTTCTTTGTGATAGTCGATATCCGCAGACCTCCAGATCTGTGTCAACCAAGATAATAATTGGCTCTGAATTTGTAATGCTCTTTAAGAACAGATATTGATCATAGAATCTTGGAAATCCATCTAATACTATCATATTAGCTGTATTGGATGCCGCCACTATTTTAGTCTGTATCTGTGTTCTCATCGCCATTTCATTTGCTAGTCCGCCTCTAGCAAGACTATCCGCTGTATTTGTGTCGATTTTTGCTAATTCTCTTGCAATATCACCTGATGATATGTAAATTCCTCCAAGGTCTGTTGAGAGTTGTCTGCCTATGGCTGATTTACCTGATCCAGGTGGTCCTACAATTACTAAAACTTGTGTATTCATAATTACTTGCTCCTTTCAAAATCGCCGCATAGTTGTTATAGTGTTTGAGCCAGCCATCGTAAAGTGATGACCGGCCCGTAAACTATTGTTCATTGAACATAAACTTCGTTTCTCCAATTCTTTGTGTGGGACCGTCCAAATATAAGCTAAATGGTATATCACGTTCACCATGTCTATTCTTATCAATTAATCCCTTAATATTCCCTACTACAGGTAGTGTGCCCTCATTAATCTCATCTTCTGTTCTACGCTTTAATGTAATATAGTTATCTGCATCTTGTGCTATTTCATATGATCCTGCACCATGTTCGGCACGTGCATCATCTTCGATCAGTGCTTGTTTGCTTAACTGCGACACCAATACGACAGCCACCTTGAACTCATTCGCTAATTGCTTCCATGCCTTTGAGATCAGTCCAAGCTCCTGATATCGCTGTTTCTTAGTGCCAGATATCATTTGCAATTGAACGTAATCGATAAAGATAACTTTAGCTTTGTATTTCATTATATGTCTACGAGCTATTGACAATGCCTTTGATAAATCATGACCCTGATCTGCAATGTGTAATTTTGATTGTGCTAGTAATGCCGCCGCACCCTCTACTGATCTAAGTTCTTCCTGATCTACATGACCAGTACGTAACTTCTCTGATTCTACACCTGAGAGCATCGACATAAATCTAGTCGTACATTGTTCCTTAGTCATCTCAAGCGATAGCCATAATGAATCTTCCAATTCAGTTTCTGGCGCTGTTATTGAAATATATTCTGCCCAGTTTTGGCATGTTACAGTCTTACCAACTGTTTGATTTCCAGCCACTACAGTGAGTGTAGCATCATCTAGTCCTA